GGCCACTGATATTCGGTGGCTTTTTTAATTGCTATCTTTGGGCCATGGCTACTATTTCGACTAATGACATCAAGATCAGGTATGACATTGACCTGAGCAAGCTCCAGCAGGCTACATCCGAGTTCGATAGGATTACAGCTGAGGAGAGGCAGTTACTTGCTGAGCTTGGCAAGCTCAAGAAGCAGCTTGATGATGTAGGCGATAAGGCTAAGAAAGCAGGCAAAGATACTGGCGATGCATTTGGAGGCATGGGTGCAGTGGCTGCTAAAGTTGGGCCAATCATAGCCGGGATATTTGCAGCAGATAAGATTGTAGGCTTCACCAAGGAGGTCATTGCTGTCACTGCTCAATTCCAGAAGTTTGAGTCGGTGCTTAAGAATACACTAGGCAGCAACAGTGCAGCACAAGGTGCATTGGCAAGCATCAAGCAATTCGCAGCAACAACACCATTCAGCGTTCAGGAGGTCACAGATTCATTCGTTAAGCTGGCCGGAGTAGGCTTTAAGCCGACCATTGATCAGATGCGTAAACTGGGTGATGTTGCCTCCTCACAAGGCAAGTCATTCCTCCAGTTTACGGAGGCTATTCTCGATGCCAGGAACTTTGAATTTGAAAGACTTAAGGAGCTTAACATTAGTGCCAGAACAGTTGGTGAGAATGTAATATTCAATTTTAAAGGGGTAGAGACCCAGGTCAAGAAGAACAGAGATGCTGTGCAGGCCTACTTGCTTAGCCTGGGCGATTACAATGGTGTGGCTGGAGCTTCATCAGCTGTTTCCCAGACCTTGGGAGGTCAAATCAGCAACCTTGGTGATACTTGGGATTCACTCCTCAACACCATAGGCAACAACCTCGCACCAATATTTGGCAAGGCATTGACTGTAACTGCTGAGTTTCTGGGTGCGCTCAATGATCTATTTAAAGGTGATGTGCAAAAAGCACAGGAGTTTCTTGGTGGTCAATACACAGCCTATACTAATTTTTTTGCCAAGACATCGGATGAGGCATTGAAGAATGCTGAAATAAATTCAAGGCGAAATATTAAAATCAAGGAAGAGGAGCTAAAAGTTTTAAAAGCAAGAGCAGCAGAAGAACGGGCAATCAGAGAGCAAGTAGCTGCTGAATCTAGAGTGGCAGTTGATATTGGGCCTGGCCCACTTGAATTACAAGTCAAGAAGGATGAGAAGTATTTGGATGCTCTCAAAGCCCAGAATCAAGCAGCCATTGATGAGATCAATAAGAGAGCTAAGGCAGCAGCGGCTGCAAGTGCATCATCTCAGGCTGAGGATAAGGCTCAATATCAATCCAGACTAAAGCTACTTGAGCTTGAGAAGCAGCAGCAAGTGCTGATGGCTCAGCTCAGAGGCTCAAAGCTGGGTGAGATAGGGGCGGAAAGAGTATTCCAGGAGGCAGTCTTTCAGCTCAAAAAGGAATACAGCACCAAGAACATTGGCATCCTTCAGGATGAGGTTAAGGTAGCCAAACTCCAGCGAGATAAAGCAGCCAAGGATTTTGAGGATGCTGCAAAAAAGGAATATCTCACAGCCATAACTCTGGAGGATAGGATAAAAAAGGCCAAGGAAGAGACAGCAACTGATGAGGAGAAACTCTATCAGGAGCGATTGAAGAGAATGAAGGAGTGGCAGAAGGCCTATGAGAAAGGCTTAGCTGATGAAGTTGATGCCAAGAATAAGGCTGAGAAACGAAAGCAGGAGATTCAAGATAAGACATTTGAATTAACCGAGACTATTCTTGGAGGTGCATTTGAGATTTATCAAAATAGATTGAGTGCTGAATTAGGCCTACTTCAGCGCAGATATGATGAGGAAATCAGGCTAGCAGATGGCAATCAGCAGAAGATTGATGCACTTAATCAGCAGAAGGCCGAGAAAGAAAGGGAAATAAAGCTAAGGCAATTCAGAGCTGATCAGGCAGCAGCAGCATCAAGAGTATTATTCACACTTGCTGAGCAAATTATGAAGTACGCAGTTAGCAATCCTCCAGCTGCTGTCTTAGCTGGCTTTATTGCCACTGCTCAGCTTGGCATCATTGCTGCCCAGCCTGTGCCTGAGTTCGCAGAAGGAACTAAGGGCAAGCCATTCAAAGGAGGAAAGGCCATAGTCGGTGAGCGAGGGGTTGAGAAAGTTGTGACAGAATCGGGCAAAGTTTATTTCACTCCGGCATCTGCAACCTTGGTTGATCTCCCTAAAGGCTCACAGGTTATTCCTAACCATGCGCTCAGCAGGCAAGAGTTATTCTTGGCCAACCACTATGCCAATCGTAACAGCAGCTCAGGCTCTCCGGTGGTAGGTAAGTTGGATGAGCTTGGCAGCATACTAAAGAGCCTACCTATCACTCAGCTCAGCATGGATGAGCGAGGCTTTGAGAAGTTCATAAGGACACCACGAAGGACAACTAAAATTTTGAATAATAGGTTCAGAACTGATTCATGAGGTTATTGGTTTAGATTAGACTAGTGTAAAGAGCCTCTGCATTGCAGGGGCTTTTTCTTTTTACCTTTGTAGCATGGCAGGATGGAAATTTTACTTGAATGGAACTGAGGTAGAAGAGCCTATTGGCTGGGATGCAATCGAATTCACAGCGGTCAGGATGGAAAGTCACGGCATTGACCAGCCATTCAGCACTGAGCTAAGGTTCTATAACAAGGGCGCAAAGCTCATTAAAGACTTATACGATGTCCAGTTCATCAATGCCGAGATAGCCATTAAAATAACTTCTGATGTGGGTTATAGTAACTCACTTTATGAGTTTGAAGGAATGCTCAATCTATCTATCTATCAAGAGCATAATGTGTGTGACACTGACAGCTGGGAGATAACAGTCGGCATTATTGATGACAACTTCAGGGAGCAGTTCAAGAGCAGGCAGGATGTAGAGATTGACCTTACCAGCACCATAGACCTTAATGGAGATGCTGTTGCTACTCTGGTGCAGAAGGAGATAAGGATGCATCGGCAGGACTTATACTTGCAAGCCAATGGTAAGAACTTGGCCAGCAGCTCAACCTATACTTACAATGGGCCGCTCGGCCCAGCTGCACAAAGATTCGCAGTTGTGCCTACTTATTGGCAGCAGAGCGACTTTAAGGAGACCTATGGCTCAACATCTGACACTAATGTGATATTTATCACTCAGGCATCATGGGAGACTACACCAATTTTAAAGAACAATGGAAGCACAACCAGAACCTGGAACTATGAAGTGACCATTGATTTCACTCTAACAAATAATGACACCACAGGCAATGTTCAAATCACATTGGCATTTATTGCGCTCAATGGGAACATTGCTGCCGGAACTGCTAACCTATACACCATTGACCTTCTGCCTGGTCAAACAGATAATGTAAGCCAAACTTTTACAGGATCATTCACCATTCCAAGTGGCTACACCATTTCTCTGTTCTTCGTTCAGGACACTTTCTCAACAGTAACAGCAGCGGTTACAGTTGATATTGCTGATGGGTATAAGATAAGCCTTAATGAAATCAATGCCGGAGAGTTCGCATCAACTGCTAATTGCCTGACCATTGAACAATGGCTCAGGAGATGCATCTACCTGATGACAGGAAGCAATGATAAGCTGCTATCTGATGCCTTCTCTGAGTCTGGCAATGGGTGCTATTGGAACAATGCGCTGACAAATGGCCTACGCATCAGGAGAGCTGAGACTACTAATAACCTAGGCGCATTAAAGACAACATGGAAGAACACTTTTGAGGATTTAGATAAAATCTTCTGCTTAGGCTGGGCCTATGAATGGACTGGGACTGAGTGGAAAATCAGGGTTGAGCCAAGAGAGTATTTCTACCAGAATGACATCAGCCAGAGCTTTTTCAATGTTGGCGAGGTAGATCAGATGGCAAAGGTTGATTTGCTTAAGAACAACATCACGCTAGGCTACTCTGACAAGTGGAAGAACATTCAGCTCTCAGGTGTGTATGCCATTCACACTGACCGCAATTACTTCGTTGATAACCGAGCAATGAATGAGGCCAGCAGTGCCAAGCTGGACATCAGAAGCCAGATTATTGCAGAAGGCTATGCCATTGAGTTCAGCAGGAGGCTCTCAGGCATCACCTTTGGCGGTGCAACCTCTGACCGACCTAATGACTATGAGACATTCATCATTTGGCTCAACAGGAATGAGGTCATTTATGATGACATCGAAGACAGTTGCTTTAACCTGCCGCAGGAAGTCGGAGCAGTAACCTTTGCTCCTGGAGAAATCAGCATGCCATCGAGCTTGATTAACTTTAGCAGCTCACCACTTAATAACCTATACAACATCTGGCACACACCCGCAAGAGTAGCATTTAGGTGGTGGAAGGTGCTGGGCATGCACACTTACGGCACTAACTCTAAGATGCTCAGATTCCAAGTTGGGGAATATCAAGTTGCCTACATCAGCACGATAGCTGACAGCATTGAGCCATGCCAGCAGTATGCCAGCGACTCAGATGTTTATGAAAACTCAAATATCTATGCTGACCTATTGAGAGCAGGCGAAAAGGAGTATCTCTTTAAGCCAATCGGCATTGAATTCAGTTATCCTCAAAGTCTGTGCGATTTCTTAACTTTGTCCCAGGAAGAGCAATACCGGAAAGTTAGGCTCACTTCAGGCAGCTTAGACATTCAAGGCTTCATAACAGAGGCTATGAATCAGCCTGAAGATGCTTCCGGTGGTACAACTAAGTTCACTCTGCTAATGTCTGCACAGACATCAGGCACAGGTGGAGCATTCACAGAAGGATTTAGCACAGGATTCGATAATGGCGAATAGAACCAGAACCCAATTAAGTACAGAGTCATTAACCTTATTTCCTGACAATAATAGTCAGTTAATTACTCCTGAAGACCTTAGGGATTGGATAACCAATGGAATTGAATCATTCGTAACTCAGAAGGACACCAGCACTTTTGAGAATGCCTTTTATGAAGCCAGAGGCAATCCAATTACTGCCACATCAGGAACAACTAACCTAGCCCTAGCCAATGGCAACTTTGTCCACATCACAGGCACAGGCTCAATCTCAATTAACTCCTTTGGCACTCTTCCTGCTGGATCAAGGTTTGTGCTGTGCTTTGACATTCCGGTTACACTTGTCTATAATGCCACCAGCCTGATTATTCCAGGAGCTGCCAATGTAACAACTGCCGCAGGTGATTGCATCATGCTCATCTCTGAGGGATCAGGTAATTGGAGAGTGATAAGCTACTTCCCCGGAGGAGGCCTTCCGGTAGGCACAATCACTGGAGTTACTGCCGGAACAGGTTTGTCTGGCGGAGGTTCAAGCGGAGTGGTCACGGTAAACCTTGCCAACACTGCGGTTACTCCTGCTGCCTATACCAATGCCAACATCACTGTTGATGCCCAAGGGCGCATAACTGCTGCGTCTAATGGTTCAGGAGGAGGAGTTACATCGGTAAGTGGTACTGCCCCTATTGCATCATCAGGAGGCTCAACTCCGGCCATTAGCATTCCAAAAGCAGATGCCTCTACTGATGGCTACTTAGACAATGCTGATTGGACTACATTTAATAATAAGGGCAATGGAAGTGTCACAAGTATAACAGCTGGAACAGGACTTAATGGAGGCACAATAACTGCTTCAGGAACTATTGACCTTGCCAACACTGCCGTAACTCCCGGAGCTTACACCAACACTAACATTACTGTTGATGCTCAAGGGCGCATAACTGCCGCAAGTAATGGCTCTGGTGGAGGAGGAGGTTCACCAGGAGGCTCAAATGGTGACTTTCAATATAAAAATGGATCAGCATTTGCCGGGGCATCTGAATTAAGATATGCAAGTGGATTTGTAGTGGCTCATAGCCCTAAGATTGGTGATAGCAACACTACTGGGCATTTCCACATGCACAGTGCCAACTCTGCACCGACAGGTATCAATAATTACCTGACAATGTTCTGGCAAGTGGCCACAAGAGCCTTGGGATTTAGGTCTGAAACAGATGCCAATGAGACTTACATCCAATTAACTGCACCTACTGCCGACAGGACTATCACTATTCCAGATGCCTCTGGTAATGTTGTTATTGATTCAACAATTCCATCATTCAACAATGGGTCAAGTGCCGGAGAGATAAGGCTTAGAGAAGACACTGCAAATGGAACTAACTATGCAGGGATAAAAGCTGCATCATCATTATCAGGCAATTATATGCTAACCTTGCCAGTGACTTCTCCGGGTAGTGGTGAGGCATTGGTCAGCGACATTTCAGGTAATCTAAGTTGGTCAAGTAATCCAGGAACTAATAATGCTAAGTTTATTAGTACCGTTTCCCCTAATACAATTACTGGTACTACGTCCGAAACATTACTCCAACAATTACTTATCCCTGCCAACACCTACTTAGTAGGCGATACATTGCAAATTACATTTATAGCGAGAAGAACGTTAGCTAATGAAGTTACAGTTTTTAAATTTTATGTTTCCAACGTGTCAAATACTTTTTCTGGCAAACCTCAGATGGGGTTTATACAATTAACTAATAGTGCAGGACTTAATCAATTTAGAGCAGAAAGGTTAATGACAATATTTAATCCCACTACATCATATTATATTAATTCTGCCGTATCAAGATATACTGATTTTAATAATGATGGCATATCAAGTGCCAACATTGACTGGACAGTTGATCAGTACATAATTATGACCTCAACTGCGGCAGG